GCCCAAACCATTATTATACGTATGTATTTTGGTTGTTATATTAATGCCATCACTAAGCAATTTAATTATGGTGAGTCTGCGCTTGGTATGAATGTGGGATCCCGCGACTGGGAGACTATGATCAATTATCTTTGCGAGGTTGGTACTGAAGCCTTCGCCGCAGATTACAAGAAGTTTGAGAGTTTACTTACTCCTAAAATTGCAAACGACGGTATTGCCCCGTGCGTTTCCTCTTGGTACGGGGGTGATGAAGAGTCAACTCGGATTAGATTCGCTCTGATCGACTCTTGTGTGTGTACTAAAATTCTCGTGGGTACGACTATCTACATGATGAAGGGAGGCACAAAATCAGGGGTTGCCGGAACCACTATTTTGTTTAACAACCTTATGTGTAGGTTTTACTTGCGTTATGCGTTTTTGCAAATTGCTAAGCAGCAGGCTCCTCAGATGGCTCACATGCGTGCATATCGCACTTATTGTAGAGCTAAAGTTCTTGGTGATGATCACATCGTTACCCGTGGACGTAAGGTTGAATGGTTTAATTTTAAAACCGTTAAAGAGTGTCTGGGACTGCTCGGTATTGAGTACACTGATCCTTCTAAAGGAGCAGATGGACCGCCTAGCGCGCATGTTCATACGTTGCAGTTTTTGAAGTTGACCACTCGTGTCGACCCTAATATCTTTGAAGGAGTGAAGGTATTTGGAGTTCCTGAGCTTGAGGAATCCATGTCTGGGTTGCGGTATGTTCGTAGAACTTTACCCTCCCATGTTGCGATCACTTTGAATTGCGATGACGTGCTTCGTCGTAATTTCGGTCGTGGTCGTAAAGAGTTTCAGGAGATTCGGGATAAACTTATCCTGATGTTGCGGCGTGCCAATATTGGTGCTGGACTTATCACTTGGGAAGCTTGTTGTGCTCTTTGGGAGCATCGGAAGTTAGTGCCAGAGGAAATTGGTGATATTGACTGGTCATTGACCGGTGAGACTCCAGAGCCTTATGCTAGCAGTTATAATGTTGAGGTTTTCCTTGACATCACTGAAGAACACGTTCAGTGTCAAATGCTCGCCGGAGACGCTGGTATGGAGGTGCTTAATGCACCGCGTCCTGTGATGGTGGTGACACCTGAGGAACGCGTTCAACCATTGCCCCAGCGATCGTCTGGGCGTAGCATTGTTGATTTGTGTAAGCGTGCCAATCGATGGCGTGCTATTCGCCCGGGAATGAACGAGTTTCCATTGTCTCGAGTCTTTGATCCCCGTCCTACGGCGACAGGTGCATCACTTGGTGGACACATGTGTTATTGGAGCAGACTGTACGCAGTTTACTCTGGGGGCATGCGTTTTAAAGCTAAGTTAACTTCCGAGATTAATGTAGCTTATGTGCCCGAGATGCCTTTTGGCGCGGTCACACTTGGCCCTGCTATTTTTGGACCCAGTCTAACGCCTGGCTTGGGCCCTATTGGTACTTCTATTACCAGTAATTTTATCGATATTGAGTGTCCTTTTGAATCTCAATATCATTTGTGCAAAGTTCCACGAATTCCCACAGATTATACTAGCCTCACATCTTTTTGTGGGTGCTTAGTCCTTGAGAATGTCGCTTCTGACCCAGCGGCAACTTTGTACGTGTCTGGATCTGATAATATCAGATTTGGCATGATTCGTGAGGTCCCCCGACTTGTTCCTTTTATTCCGGACGAGAAGGAGGATATTGAGATCGTTGAATCTCAAATGTTGCGTTCTGGAGTTTCGTTTCAGGATGCTGCTCAACCTGCGCTTTCTACTGCGCTTCGTGGCGTTCCCAACAAGATGAGGCAAGATGATTGTGGTGAACAAGGTATTTCCTTTGTTGACCTTGCCGCGCGCCCACAATTTGTGAGAAATTTTGTGTGGGACACTTCGAACAGTGTCGGTCAAATTCTCTATTCGGCGC